TTACACTCCGATGAAAGTCAATGATACCTCGCGCAATATTTTCAATATCCCCGCGCATAATACCAATATCCTTTAATTCATTATCACTTAACATATGCATTTCTTTAATAGTAGCATTCATGTTCTTCCTTTTACGAAGTACTTCTGCCCACCTATTAACTTGTCCTTTAATATTCATTACAACTATCCTTCTATAGCTAACTCTCTGAGTCCAACTTGTGTGTAAAAAATCCTTTTAATAGGGGACTATAGCTTTTCTTAAAAAAAATAAAAATAATTTTTAGATTCAAAGATTTTACTTTCATGGGGCGGAAAAATCCTGGGGGATATGGGGGTTATACTGGGATAGGGGGTATTGTTTTTCTGTGGGTTGTACGTTGGTTATACGTTGGTTAGGTCTCTTGTTTGGATGGAAAAGATTAATTATATATAAGGTTACCTATTATTTAACATGCGTACCCCCCTTCTCTTGCGAAGTTGTTCTAAGCTTTGCTTGATTCTTTTTACCTGACATGCTTAGTAGGGGCGTGGCTTCCTCCCGGCTGCGTCTCTTCTTGGTTTGTCATAAGACAATCCTAACACAACTCTGAAAGGAAAGACGATGACTAGAACAGAACTACGTAAACGCCAGGCTAACCGTATGCGTAACCTGGAGAACCTCCTTGATATAGTCTGGACAGGACTAATCATGGGAGCAACCGCACTATGCATTATGATGCTCTTCTGGTGCATCTGGATAGTAGCTTACGCTATGTCAGGCACTACTATATAGCCGAAACGCCTTAGGGCGTCTGTATGGGATTATCTCCATGCACTGATGAGGCAGATACCTTATATCCTGAAAGGATACACAATGACTAACTTCGTAGAGACTCGTGATACACGCAACGGTGCAGCTTCAGTATTGGCTGATGTACAGCTTAACTGGGTTAAGATTGTAACACCAGTAGCGGGATACAACGGTGGGAAACCACAGTATGAGCTACAGATAGCTACAGATAACGCAGAGCAAGCAGAAGCATGGTATGGTATCATGCCTAACATTAAGCTTGTAGAGGGTGGCACTACTTCCTTCACACTTAAGCGTCCTTCCTTCTTGGGAGCACCTGCTATCGTGTGGGAAGATGGTATGGCTATGGATGTTGCAGCACGCAGGACTATTGGTAATGGTTCTCGTGGTGATATCAAGATCTCACACAAACAACACCCTAAGACTGGTCGTCCTTACGTATGTCTTGAGGCTATCAAACTGAAAGAACTAGTAGAGTTCATTGCAGAGCCTACAACTTACGAAGATGACTTCGACTTCTAAGTAGACTACATGTCCTCCTGTATTAAATGGGAGGGCATTCATGTCCACTTACGGGCTATATATCTAGAAAGGATATACAATGACTGAATACAAAGCAGGTGACTATGTACTAGTAGAGTTAGCACCTAATGAGAGCTACGTTGTAACAGTGGTAGAGGTACACGATGGACACTATGATGTCATAGAGTACTCTGCTGGTGAAATGGTAGGAGAACTCTACATGGATCAAGATAATCACAGGTTAATCGGAAGGTAATTAGAATGGTAAGAACCTTGCAGGGTTAGCCTTGATAAAAACCTTACAGGGTTAGCCTTGATAAAAACCTTAAGAATAACCCTGTAAACAAAACATTGAAGGGTAACCTTAAAGGTAGCCGGAGTATATTGTAGTACAACCGGAATAAAACCTGGGTTACAACCTAGGGTACACTGGAGGGAACGAAACCTGAGAGTGTATCCGGGTTGTCCCTGTAATAACTGAACCAAAACACAGAAAGTAATAAGATGCAACATGAAATACGATGCCATGATAACTCAGGTTATATCTTCAGTACAACCAACACAGGTACCAGCCTTAAGATGGCTGAAAAGCTAATAGAGCGTATACTAACTAATAACCAGAATTACTACTGTGATATCTCCATGGAGGGTGACATTAAGGTATACTCGATAGGGGGTATCAGATAATGCGCTACGCTATGTCAGAGCATGCCTATAAGCGGGCAGAGACCAGAGGTATCAGTCTTGAAGAGATCAATGATGCTATAACTGTAGGCAAAGAATACAAGTCTAAGTTATACGGAGGTCAACTGAGATACTATCATAACGGTATCTGTGTCATTGTAAGAAAGACTACCAAGGTCATACTAACTACGTACAGACTACAACATCGTTGACAGCACGTAAAGTCGAGCAAAGCTCTAATAACGCCTTCGGCGTGTATAGTCCCCTATTAAAAGGGAGAATCCCTTCCCTCCCCTTTAGGTTATATATTATATATATATTATATAAGTATACTTAGAGTAAGAACAAAGGAAGATATACTACGATAGTACTTACATACTACTACAGTACTATTACAGTATAACACATAACTAACTAACCAACATATCTTGAAAGGATATACACTATGAACATCAATGAATGTAAAGAAGTAGTAGCAGCTATTCTTAAGTACAACCTTACCACCAATGATACTAAGGACTTTGGTAGGAATATTGTACCTATGTTAGTATCTAAGCCTGGTATAGGTAAGACTAGTGTGGTAGAACAGATAGCTATGGAGGATAACTACCATCTACTAACTGTACCACTAGCGTCCTATGATGCAGGTGAGATAGCAGGTTATCCTATCTTAAACAAAGAAGAAGGTATTTATACCAGAGCTAAACCTTTCTGGTTAGATACACCAACAGATAAACCTGTAATACTCTTCTTTGATGAGATATCACAGGCTCCCACAGCTAATGTTAATGTACTAGCTATGTTAGTTAATGAGAGGAAGTTAGGTGAGCATAAGCTAAATGATAATGTTGTTATAGTTTGTGCTGGTAATCAGATGCAACATCGAGCTGGTACTAATCCTCTTCCTTCTCACTTTAAAGATCGAGTAACTTTCTTTGAAGTACATGAGGATGTAACAGAGTTTGTAGCCTACGCTAATACAAAGAGTATTCACCAGTATATCTTAGGTTATCTACGTAATAGACCGGGTCAATTGTCTATCTTTGATCCTGCTGTAGATTCCTGTCCTTCTCCTCGTTCTTGGATGAGAGTAGATACTATACTTAAGATGAATCTGCCTTACAAGCTAAGAAATGAGGCTATCAAAGGTCAAGTAGGTGAGGCTTGTAGAGCTGACTTCTTAGGCTATTTAAAGGTAGCTGATACCATGCCTGATCCAGAGGCTATACTTAAAGGAGAGATTAATACTGTGCCCACAGAGTCTGCTGTAATGTATGCTCTTTGTGCTGCTCTATCTAACTTAGTTACAACCAAGACTACTAAGAATTTCATTGAGTATCTCACAGCACTACCTAACAAAGAGTTCGCTGCCTTCACTATCAGAGATGCTCTGCAAAGAAACCCTAAGCTTAAAGTTGATAAACATATTACCGCATGGTTTATGTCTGAAGGTAAAGCCTTGTTGCTGTAATAGAAAGGAATAAGCATGTTACCTAACAATGCAATAAAGGTATATGAGATCTCTGATAAGACAGAAAGCTATGTTACCACTGTCTTTACTCCCGAAGACTTTGTTAAGCTCAGAGATAAGCTACTGAATACTATCAATATCTCCAGTGTTACTGCTAAGAACATTGAGGAAAAAACAATAGCTAAGTTTATACTTAAAGGAAATAAACTTAGAAGTAACTATAAGGTTATACACGTATAAACTAACCTTATTAAAACAAGGGGGACAATCCTGTCCTCCTTATTCAACCTTATTATACAGGAATAATAAATGATTAATGCAAAAGACGCCTTATTATCTTCTAATATGCACCGTAAAAAACGTATTAAAGAGTTTGTATTAAATGCGTGTTCTAATGCCAGAACCAGTGTGTACTTAGATATCGAGCTTACAACAACAGAACAACTAGATTTAACTGATCAAGGTTATAAGCTAAACAAGAATAGTGTTGGTGGTTTCTTTATTGATTGGAGTCAACCATATCATGAGTAAACTAGAACAACTATTCCACGATATAAGGTTAGCCAATGCTAAGCACAGAGAGAGTAAAAATGAATAAACGTATACCAATGAAGGGTGGTGATGAGTATGATGCTCTCACTAAGGCCCGTAAGTTTCACTTATGGAGGTCAGGTCAATTAAAGAAGATAAAACGTGCTTATAATAAAAGATTTCGTAAGCATAATAAAGATATATTGGGAGATACAGATGGCTAAATCTTACTTAGTAATGTTTGAAATAGAGAAAGGAGAAAGAGTATACGCAAGTGCAGAGAATCCTTTTACCTACGAATCCAAACCCATTATCTTCGATGATAAAAACCTTGCTGAACTACATGCTAAACAGTATAACACAGGTATTGTAGTAGAACAAGATGACATTCGTCCTTTCAATAAATCAGAGAAGCTTCGTTCTAAAGTAAAGGAGCTTCTCAATAAACCGGAGTGGTAACATGAGTGACTTTAAAAACGTTGATGAAGATCCTGTAAGATTCGCTGAGTATAAAGAGAGACAGCGAGAAGCCTTAGTGCTTGAAGAATACTATAAGCTTACCTCGACTTATCCACGAAGTAATTCAGAGGACTTGTTAAAGTTAGCTACCTTTAAAATAAAACTTAGACAAGGAGGAGATGATTGAAACCTAAAGACATTATATCTGTAGCCTTAGACTATATGATCGGTGAGACTATGTATTACCGAGAAGAGTTACAAGGTGAACTACCAGAAGAGGAAATGGAATGGGCTAATCAGCTAATACTCTCGCGTATGGAAGAGTTAGATCTGGAACCAACTGAATCTGAACTCTATACACTAATGAAAATCAGAATGAAAGTGTAATCACATGGATGCTCAATTAAAAGTAAGCAGAGCCTTAATAAAACTTGTAAGCAAGTATGCCTTCTATGGCTCTTGTGCGTTAAGGCTTAACGTGCGTGAAGATCCTAATACAAACACAATGGCCACAGATGGTAAGTCTATCTTCTGGGGTCGTGAAGCGGTAGATAAGTGGTCTGAGGAAGAAGTGATGGGTGTACTAGCGCATGAAGTAATGCACGTAGTATTGTTACATCACCTCCGAATTAAAGATAGATCACATAAGAAATGGAATATTGCTACGGATTTCTCTATCAATGAGACCTTAACACAGGATGGCTTCAAGTTACCTGAAGGTGCTTTGTTAGACGCTGATCATCGTAATAAAAACGCAGAGAAAGTGTACGAAGATATTAAAGATAGTTACTATGAAGACCCTGAATGGGGTTATGTTATGGAACTGTCTGATGAAGAGGGTAATCCACTTACTGGTGATGCTAAAGATAAAGCTATCGACGATGTTAATGAGATGATTGCTTCTGCAGCTGCCGCTTCCAAGAAGGCAGGTCAGACCATGCATGGGAGTATTCAGGAGCTTGTTAAGAACGTAGGTACACCTAAGGTTAATTGGAAAGCCTTTCTTCGTACACACCTTATGTCTAAGAAGCCTGAAGATTACTCTTGGGCTAGACCTAACCGTAAGATGTTATCTGCTTTAGACTTGTACTTACCTTCGATGATATCTAATGCGTTAGGGCCTATCGCTGTAGTAATAGACACCTCTGCTTCTGTAAGTAAAGAAGAAAGAGAACTGTTCCTAGCAGAGTTACAGTCTATCAACGAGAGTATGCAACCCGAAGCTATCAACGTTATCTGTGTTGATACCGAAGTAGCTATCTGTCATAGCTTTAACCCCTATGATGATATAACAGAACTAGAACTGAAAGGAGGTGGTGGTACTGATATGAGTCCTGGTTTCAAATATGTTACAGAGTGTTTACCTGAAACAGAAACCTTACTATGTTTTTCTGACTGCGAATTCTGGTCGTGGCCTGAAGAACCTGAGTTGCCTGTAGTATGGCTCTCAACACAAGCTAAAGACAACCCTTACGGTACACTTGTACACGTAGAACTTTAAAGAAAGAGAAAACCATGTTTAATAACTATCAAGACATAGCAGTAGCAGGCGCAGATGAATCAACAATCTATCACCAAGCTTACTTACACGGTAAGTTGTTAAGTTTCTTTAATCTTACGATCAGTAGCTTAGATCTATCTGATATTGAGTTCACCTACCAGAAGATAAAGAGCGGGGTAGAAAAGGTATTCCGAGAAAACTGTAAGTACACTACAGTAAAAAGTCAATTAGAAACCTTAGGTGGTTTAGAATTAACTCGTAGCGCTGGCTGGAGTTATCAGCGAAGGAATTACTACGCTAGTGCAGACATAGAAATATACGACAACAATGATATTCGTTGTATAAAAAGAGAGTTATCTACACTACTCACCAACACTATACTTCAGATAGTAAAGAAAGAAAAGTACATCGAGTATAAAATGAATGAAACAGATGAACTTAAAGACAAGACTAAGATAAGCGATAGTATATCTATGTCTAATCATAGGCTGGGTGTAGAGCTATGTGGTTGTGATCTGTTTGGTTTAGCTTATATAGGTGAGGAAGAAAGAGAGAATAGTATTGGATTCGTTCATCAAGTAAAACGAGTGATAGGTAATGCAGGAGGTATTAATACCACTCCAGAGATAGTTGTAAATAAACAATGGGTTGAGGATGTATTCGATAAAGAACTAGCTATACTCGAGTATGAAGGCACACATGCTTTCACCATACAAGCACACAAAGTAGAGGAGGATAGCGATAAATCTCTGTATAACATTAGAATAGTACAGATACAAGGTGACCGTGAAGAAAGGCTGCACGCAAAGAGAGAATATTGGTATGGTGGTAACACAGACAACAGAAGCATTCGCAACCTATTCAAGGTTAAAGACGTGTTCCTATCTGTGTCTAGTGATGGCAACTATAAAGCCATTGGTAATAGCGCAGTACGAGCTGAAAGTACCATGCGCCGTAGACAAAAAGCAGCTATGATTAAGTCACTAAATCTATAGTCCATTATTAAAAGGGAACGCTATTTTCCCTCCAACTTAAGGAAACAACATGACACGTAATGAAGTACTCGGTAAACTCGCTCACGCTAAAACAGCAGACGAGAGAGAGCAACTAACAGAATACTTAATTGACCTTGATCGTGACCGTGAGTCACAGTTTCACGGTGATTTCAAAGAAATGAATGCAGCTAAACAAGATGCTGTAATCAATCCCGCTCACTATAAAGTAGTACCTGCGGGTAACTATCCTAATGGCTTAGAGTATATGGATCTAATGCAGTATATTCTAAAGCATCATGACGGAGTAACCTCTCACTTACTAGGTCAAGTGTTCAAGTACAGCACTCGACTCGGCAAGAAGGATAACAAGCTACAGGATGCTAAGAAGATCCAGTGGTATGCTAACTACCTTGTTAAGGTACTAGAGGCCGAGGATGGAGTATAAAGAACTCTCTCTTAAATACTATAAAGACTTTCCGGTAAGCTGGGAAGTCATAGACGACAAAACAACTCTGTTGTATACAGATATGTTTAACCTGACGGTCAATCATGTGATTGATCACAACAATATATCTGAAGTAGTAGCACAACTGATGGTTGAACTATATTCAGATGTAATTACAATCCATTAACATAAGGAATAAAATAATGGCTAATCAAGTAATCGTAGTACGTGACGTAACATTCAACTGGCCTAAGTTAGTTGACAAGCAGTCTCCTTTCGGTACACTACAGTGGGACATTCAAGTAGTCACAAGCAACGAAGCAACCAAGGCTCAATTAGAATCTGCTGGAGTCAAGATGAAGTCAGGTAACGAAGGTTACTATGCTAACATTAAGCGTAAGGCAATCAAGCCTAACGGAGAAGCTAACGAGCCACCTAAGGTTGTTGATACTGATAAAGAGGTGATGGCTCCAAGCAAAGTTAAAGCTATGGGTAACGGATCTAAAGGTCACATCAAGTTATTCTCTTATGACTGGGAGATGGCAGGTAAACAAGGTACATCTGCTATGCTAGTAGCACTACAAATCACTGACTATACTAGCTATGATGGCGCTGGTGAGGACTTTTAATGTCTGATAATCTAATTAAAGTAACCACACGGAATGGTCCTGCATGGATCCTTCCTCACTACAATGAAGAATATTATGTAACGCAGTTAGCTCAGATCCTCTGGGCTAACCGCTTCGCGAGACCTCTAAACAAAGAAGGTAAGTAAGATGAAGAAGAGCTTTGTATACACTGCTGGTGCAATGGAACATGTTAGCACAGCTGCAATGGTAGACTGGAGAGACTATGTAGATAAGTATCTATATGACTTTGATATTTATTGCTTACATCCAACAAGGCGTATGCCATTACACCTGCAAGACAGTGGTGAGGATGAATTGTCTACCTATAATCGCTCTAAGCGTATTGAAGCTCAGGATATGCTAGACATCAAGCGATCTAGAGTAGTATTAGCTGACCTGAGAGATAGTATGCCTGGAAAGAAATGGGGTACTGTAATGGAAGTCGCTAAGGCTAAGGAGATGGGTAAGGTTGTAATTGTTTTGGTAGATCCAGGTCAATTCAAACACCCCTTCATTTACACGTATGCCACAGAAGTACACTACGATTTACAAGAGGCTGTGGAAGCAGTCTTAGAGTACTATGACTGAGTTTACTACTCTCTTAGATACAATAAAGCCATACAAGCTGCACGAAGATCAAGGTCACTGGAGGACTAGTGAACCTCTTGATACTACTGGCTTGCATGGCTTTGTTTATCTAATACATAACGTCGTAGATGAGCGGTATTATGTCGGTAAAAAGAACTTCCTCCACGGGGGTAAGAAAAACTATGTAAGGAAAGGAGTTAAAACCCCTAACTATAGGTACGGTACTGACACTAACTGGAGAACCTACACGGGTTCTTCAGCTGAACTGAATATGGACTTAGCTAAACATGGTAAAGAAAACTTTATGTTCTCTATAATAAAGTTGTATACCACGAGAGGAGGTCTATCATATGCTGAGGCTAATATGCAACACAAGTTTGATGTATTAACTTTAAGGGACTCAAATGACAAACCAAGGTTCTATAACGGAAACATCGCGGGAATCAAATACATCCCTAAAGAGTTCGGACGATCCGCATGACGGGTCTGACCACTGGATTATACCTTTAAATAGAGAGAGAAAACAAAATGAAGCTGACAAAGAAAGAAGTAAAAGTGATTCGCAAGCTGGCAAATGATAGCTGCTTAACACAGAGATATATCAGCAAGTTGTATGGCATCACGCAAGCAATGGTGTCTTACATTAAGAATAATCGGCGTCACCAAGACGTATAACTAGTACTGCCCTTAGCTCA